CTAGAATCTGAAGCAGTTCCAGTAAGGAGTCTGTCTTCAAAATCTTCAACCCACGCCCTGAGCGTGTTTCCGACTAGGTTAGAGTAAGTTTCCTGACTCCACCACTTAATATCAGCCGAAGACGCACCAAAAGCACTCACTGTCAGCATCATTAAAATTAACAAAACAATAAACTTCTTCATTATATACACCTCATAAACTTAAGGATTACTTATTAGGTGGTGAGCGACCGATTCGCCCACCACCGGGCAAAAAAGAAAACAGGAAAAATTCTAAGTCCTTGCTACAGGGACTTTCTGGATCGCGTCATTTTCCGTCAATGGTGCAATGCTAAAGTGTGCGTCAGCAGTCTGGCCGGTAGTAAGCGTGGTACTTGTTGCCTTATACCACAAACCGACGAACTTCTGAGTCAAGCTCGAAATACCCTCGATATTCTTGACACAACCAGCAACCAATTCGGCCACGCTTACATGAACTGTACCAAGCTTTACTTCGGTTCCAGTTGTCATATCAGCGTTGTCGTTGGACAAAAGATCGATGTCCATACCTTCATCGCCTGCAACCTGCCCAGAAAGGGGAGGGATCGTAATATTTACTATCGCGACAATCTGATCATTTTCGATTATGGTATTGCCGCCGCTTTTTTCCAGTTCCATATCGAATACATGTGTACTCACAATACCTGTGCTATCAAGAGCGCCAAGTGCTTGAGCGTTACTAAATTCAAGATCGTGCATTTTAAAACTCCCTAAATAAATTTATTTATATTTCAACTACTGCCAATTACGCAGTTATTACGAAACCACATCCTGGCTGTCAGTCATGATCGTGTCGTCAATGTAACGAATCGGAATATTACCCTGGAAGGCAGTTACCTGCTTGCCAAATATTTCCATCGGCGACCACATGAGATTTGCTTTATCCAAAGCGTAAATCTCCATCTGAGTCTTGATGGTTGGGTTGCAGTATATCCGCGTGCGGTTACGATCAAAGCGGCCGTTATTGAGCAGCTTGATAAGATTTGCAGTACCGCCGTCTTCAAACGACTTTGAACCACCAACCGTAGGATTGATATTGCAAAGACGAGCGATTTTGCGGTTGTTACCTACTGCAAGACCAGCCCACGCCTTAAGCTGAGCGACATAAGCATAGTAAGCGGCCAGGGTGTCATCTTCATCAAGGACTTTTTCTTTGCCCTTATCGCGGATGGACACACCAAACGGGGCATTTCTGCCGAATCCGGCTTGCGGGTAAATTCCATACGCTCCGCCGCTCTCATCCGTATTCCATTCAACAATCAGAACACTCGTGCCGGCACTTGCATAACCGTTGGACTGTACGTTGTTCAGGCCAGAAGGATTAAGAGAACTGAGCCTTTGAAGCAGACCGTTCATGTTCTCGCTACCATCGTCCTGATCGCCATTGATGAAAGCATCAACCACATCTTCGCCGAGCTTACGGGCGTGGCCTTCATCTTCCTGACGCAACTTTGTTGCAGGATTTGCCAAAGTGTCGATCTCATCTTCATCGATCTCCCTGCGGCGTTCCATAAGCATAACATCTTCGTACACAACCTGTTTGTTGCGCTTCGATGCTGTTACACCCTTATACATGGTTCTTTTTGTGCTTTTGACCATTCCAGTATCACGGAGGATCTTATGCTTAAGACCCATATTGGCCTCAACAAATGGAACGTCCATGAAGAAATCGTCGACCAGTTCATTCATTACACTGATGATAGGCAGAACGGTTTTGCCGTCCGAAGTTTCCTTAGCTCTATCAAGAAGTGTGTACTTTGTGTTAATGTATTTCGTTGCCATGCTGATAACTCCCTAAAATAATTAATATTACATTTATTTTTCGGGAGTTATCCGCACTATACGGCTTCCCTGACACTTTGCGGCGGTTTGGCCGGTCTGCCCTTTGCAGACTAAGCATCAGATCTCTTTCGAGGTTGTCTGAACTACTATTTTAAACGACTGAGTTACCCTTACGGGTTCAGCCTACGACATTTCCACCATCATCGTACTCATAGCTTGGAAAGCCGCCTTCTTCTTTTGTGCTTGATTCACCGAAAACAGTCTTGCCCTCGTTTACAAGCGGAGCAATCTCGGCTAACAGATTTCTAATCACTGGGTTATTGCCGAGTCCATAATTATCGAGAAGGGTTTTAACTTCCGCCCCGCCCTTGAACTTCGACAGAGCTTCATCAGTTCCCGTGATAAAGCTATCGTATTTCTCTTTGTGCAGTTCCTTCATGCCAGCAACATCGGCTTCTATGAGAGCTAGGCCCTTATCCTCTAAGCCTTTGAACTGACCCTGCATAGTTTCAACAACACTGGTCCAGATTTTCTCAACTACACCAGCGGGTGCACCAGAGGCTAAAGCTGCTTCTTTAACTACCGCTGCAATACCAGTAAAACTATCCTTGTCGTCACCATCTGGAATATCCATTGCGTAACCGTCTGCGGAATCAGGGACACCAATAGCCTTGCGGTATGCCTTGATAGCGTCTTCGCTGGCATCTTCACCGGGGATCGTGACCATTCCCTTAGCTCGTTCTGCGAATTTCTCGTCAAAAGCTGCATCGCCCTTGGTGATATGGCGCTGAGCACTGACATAGTTCTTCAACAGTGTTGCTTGATCATTCACGTTCTCGAACATTTTAGTCGGCTCTGAGTTCGTTCCAGGGTCATTATAGTAATCATCGCCAAGGTGTTCTTTCACGGTTTCAAGGTTAATCACGCCATCTGTAAATAAATCATTCATCTTCGTTTGCCCTTTAATAGTCTTTTAATCAATGTTTTCAATTTGCCGGGCCTTACAACAGGCCCATGAATAGTATTCAATAACTGCTTTGCGTAATTGCATAAAGCCTGCTGTTCAGGTGTTTCGCATTCACGCAGGAAATACAGGTCTGATAGTATATCTTCAAGAACAGCCTTGCCGTATTCGCCTGTAAACACGGCAAGGTATATTCTTTGACGTTCCTGATCGTCTGCTTCTACATCTTCAATTGGTTCAAGTCCATTAAGCATTTAAAGTCTTCTTGTAGTCTAATGGCCATTTACTTTTGTCACCGAGTTTCTTTAGAGCCTCAAGTTCAACAGCCTTTTCTTCGGCCATTCTTTTTGCTGCGGCCTGTGCCGCTTCAAACCTTGGGGCATCTGCTGTTACAACAGCAGCCTCGGTGATCGTACGGGCATCAGATTCAGCCGCCCACCTTGACTCACGTTCTGCATCGGATAGTGCAATTTCGGAAGGCATTATTCTTTCGACGCCTCGATCAATTTACCTAGTTCAATTACGACCTGCTCCAGTTCAAAGATACGCTTTTCGTGGTCGTTGATCGTGCCAACGCCCATTGTAACCTCTGGAGCCTGTGCTACCGGTGCTTCATCTGTCTCAGTTTCCGGTTCTTCCTGTGCATCAGTAGTATCATCGAGCAACGCCTGAAGCTCTTTGTTTGTCATCTCGTCATCGTATCCAACATTCAATGAACCGAGTTCTGCTTTGAGCTGTTCTTTGTTAGCCATCTTTCTAGCCTTTCAAAATTAAATTATTAGTTTACTTTCAGGGAGTGTCAATATAACGCCCTGTTCTTCGACTTCAACTTCAACAACTGATAAGTGTATAGAGTTACCAGTTTGCTTCATATCTATTCGGACACCTTTGTTAAGGGCGGCCACTTCTTCCAATTCAACAACCGCACTGCCACCTAATTTCCTGAGCAAGCATATAACCATCTGGCTTGCCGATAGCTGCAAAGTCTTCGGTTTTGCGCCTGAATGCTTGTTTCTTTTGAGTGTTACCATGTTATTCTTTCATGATTCTTTAAATTCTCTCACCACAAGCTCTCTACCGTCCTCAAGGACAATAGAACCATCTATTTGCCCGTGACCACAACAACTAGCCTCTGTTGTAATATTCGCAGCATTCAACGCCGCAACAATATCAGCAATACATAAATCAATATCACATCTACGTCCATTGATTGCCATTGGAACTTGGCACTCATACGTCCCCATATCGCAACATTTACTTGGTTTTTCCATAAATCACTATCCCTCTCTGATTACATTCATATCGCGTATGCACCCTTTAGGGATTGTCATTCTTCCGACCACTTCGTCCGCGCTATCAGATTGAAGGATCGTAACGTAATCCTCTCTATCTTCCAATAAGTACCCCACTGAGTTAATATGAACGGGCTTTAGTTGTTCTAATTCGTCCTTAGGTTCCCACCCAGAAGTCACGCCCTTGCTGTCATTCCATATTACTTCTACAATTTTCATTTTTGCCCTTTCTATGCCGCTGCTATCTGGCTTAATACGCTATCTTGTTCAATGTTTTTCGATAAGTCCGGAACCATGCTCGCTGCTTGTTCTGCCTGCTGTGCCTGTAATAGCTGTTCTTGTTGCTGTGCTGCAATGGCTTGAATCTCCGCAACATCTTCCCGGCTCAATACTATTTCTTCCGGGGTGTTGCCTGATTCCAATATCTTCCGCATAAGCTCATCGCCATCATAAACAACGTCCGACTGAGGTGCAACTTCCAGAACCTCGCGTATATTCGCTATGGTATTCCGCAAAGTGCCAGTCTCGTAGTATTGTTGTAAGATCTGAGCAAGTGGCCCGATGTACTGAATATCGATCCTGCCATTCTGTGACTGCAAAACCTCATCCGGTACTTCCGGCGCACGGCCTGAGTTTAGCTCGATCTCATATATCCTGTCAAATTCCCGATCAGTGATCCCACCAAGCGTACCCAGGAACGGAGCCATCAAGACCGCACGTTCTGCCTGCATACCTCTAACCATATCAATATTCTTGTAAGCCGACGCATCTGCACTGTTAAGAGCGAGGAATAAGCCCTTGCCGAATCGGTTATCTACCAGGTCTTGCCATTTCTCGTGATTGTTCTCGCCAAACGGATAACCACTGCTATCGATCAACCGGGAAACGAGATCGCCCATCTTGAGCCCACCCATTTCTTTAGTGCCGACAAACGTCTTACCAGCCGCCCCGGTTCGCAGTTTATGTTTCAGCGACGAAGGAATCAACATTGCCGGTCTTGCTGCCTGTTGTGATGCTATGAGAATGTCCCTACCCATAAAGTTAGCGGTAAGTATCTCAACAAACATCTGACTTACGATACCGCGACCATACGATTCATTGCTCGGCCTGTTAAGACTCCATGGTATAGGATTCAATGTCTCGGATCCGTCATCCCTGATAATCTTCTTAAACTCAACATTCAAATACTTATGCTGCCACTTCATATTTTGAACGCCAGCCTTGCCAGGTTCGTAATCCAGGTTCTTGTGGATGGCGTGGATGATCTCGACTTTCTGGTTTGGATTCGTAGCAAGTGCCAGCTTTTGGCTTTCGCTTAGACTGCCCTCGCCGAACTCATCCTTGATCTGTCCGATAGTCTTAGTAAATCTGTGGTGAATAGCAGCCACCCGACCCCAGAAATCCCTACGAATTCTGAACTCGCGAGGGTGAGGACACATAAACATTTGCTTTCCGGACTCCTTATCCTCCTCGATATACATAAACGAATCACCAATAACGCCGGCATCGTTGATACTTACAAGTTTCTGATTGTAATAGTTCGCTTCATCGGGTCCGCTCTGAGTAAGAACCGCCCGCAGGTGTGCGTCGGTGTCCTGGAGCCATTGACGAACTCGCTTACTCTCCATCAGCTTATTGTCCGACATTTGCTGGACCCACCAGTTTGTCGACTTCGGCATGTAGTTTCCAAGTATGCCGTTTCCCCATACCTCTCTTGCAGCTATGGCCGTGGGGTCATAGATGACGCGGGACTTCTTGGTTCGCTTCTTGTCATCAAAAGTATTATACCAATCCATAGCAGGTTCGCGGCCGGGGTAAGTCAACTGGATCGCAAGCTCTTTAAGCTTCTCGCAGTCCTTAAACTCTATGTCCATCCGCTCTTGCTCGTCGATTATGTTTTTAGGTGTTATTGTCATTATGCTATTTCCTCGTGAGCTATGCCAATTCTAAGCCAAGCAAAAGACCATACTTTTTTCTTACCAATTATTCCCCTATTCCATTGCGGGATGAAGAAATTACTTGAATGATATAAATACATAATTAACCAGCCCCTAAAGTCTTACGCGAAATGTTAGCCTCACCAGTTACTTGATTAAGTTGAGTAGCCCTACGCCGCTTTGCTAATTGCTTGCGGGTAGTCTCATCAGCGATATTGCTCTGCTGAATCTTCTGGACCGGCTGAGCAACTTTCTGCGTCGGAGGTCTTTTCGGTTTTCCGCCAAATAGTGAATTTGTCATTATAGAACCTTATCGTCTTTCCAGTCCAAGATAGTTTGTTTGATCATATACGCTATACCAATAACCGCGATAACGATAGCGAACGGAAACTTCTTCGGGTCATCGGCCATTGATGCGATCTGCTGCATGGCTATTACGCCCACGAATACCTTTTTACTTTGTCCGGTTGTCATGATGTCACCTTTCATCTATTGGAGGGCTAGGGTCGCCGTTATTGAATATAGTTTTCATGCCAGCCTCTGTGTATTTCCATGTCGGATCAGTTGGTTTATCAGGTGTCGGACTAGGCTCGGCTTCATTGAACCGGATTATTAGTTCTTTTGGATCGTCACCTATTCGCACCGAACCCAAGCTTTGGAACTCTGGCAATGTAAGCTTAGCAATCCGAGTCACTATTTGTTCGTTTTTCTCAGCCAAGAAAGATTCATATTCTTTTGCAATGGAAATTAGTCTATCATTGTCGGCCACGGACATATCTATCAAACGCCTCAGTTCTTTGTTTTGACTTTGATATTGCCAATGCCCGACCACAATCCCACAGGCCACTCCTATCAAAATTAAAGCTACATTTTTCATAATCGGTTTCCTTTTCCCTTTACAGTTGACTTAATCCCATTGCACAACAGTCATCTTCGACATAATCATCTTCGTCATGTTTCTTTATCGTCCCTTTGAAGCCTAAAACTTGACCGCCTATTTCGCCATAGCCGTAAACCATGCCAAGAGCCTGGAAAGCATCTGCGCCGTCGCAGCTCCAATCGTCCTCGGGTTTGTCCTTATACCTCTTTTGGTCCTCATCCCACTCAAACCGATAAAACGACAGGCATTTCACAAGTCTTGTCGTTTTCTTTACGTCAAAGTGGCATTGCGGGAGGATATCACGTGCAGCCTGAATACTATCTGACTTGTCTGCGACCCTTGGAACCTTTGTTACCTGGTCCACTCCCAACAATTCCTCGACTGTATCGATCAGCGGTGTTGCTGTTTCCCGGCTCCGTTTGGCTGAATCATGAGGGAAGTAGTGATGTCCATAAACGTATTCCTTGCTTTTAACAACCTTGCAATGGTACACAATACCGCGATTAGCTTCCTCATGGTAATCAATGATTCGTATTTCTCTGTTGACGAACTGAGCAAAGATGATCGATGTTGGATGGCCAACGCCCAAGTCCCAGAAGGTGTATACTGGCTGGCTTTCGGTGTATGGCTGAAACCCGATGCGTCCTTCTTCTCTGACTTTCCCCATTTCTTCGCCAAATACCGCACCAACGACAGCTTGTTCAAATGCTTCGGCTGGATAACTTGGGTGTTCACGCTTCATCAGCCGGCCAAGCCCATTCGACCCATCACGTTTTAACGCGTACCATGCTTGCTGGCCTGATGTTAATTCGATATTATGCTTCTTTGTAAGCTCCAAAAAGTACCGTTTTAGCTCATCAGATACATAAATGCCTTCAGGTTCGGTCGTGTTCTTTGGGTCATCATGCCAGGCGAAGAAGTGGAATTTACTTTGCATCTTGTTTAGATCGGTTCCGTTAAGCTCCGCAGCAGCAGTATCGGCTTGGGATTGAACGCAAGCATCGTAGAAGTCACCAGCGCCACCCTCGGCAGTGCTTTCGTCGAAGAAATACGATCCTTCGTGGAGTGCCGGCAATGTACCAGTAAGAAGCTCGATCGCCTTTTGAGGGTATTTAGCACATATCTTACCACGTTCTGAGACGTGAAGGAACCGCAAGGTACTTGACCTCATCGACATTGCAACTCTGATCCCGCTGTTATTGCCGAATTTCAACTCGTTAGCGTTGGACTTCAATAGGGGTATTCTTTCGCGGATCATCTGCGGTAAGTTATCATAGGGGTATTTTACCTTTGTTGCGAATATCTTTTGTACCGCTTCTTTGGTGTGGGCTATGATGCCGGCTTCGATATTGTCATTGAATAAGCACATGTCCAGGCCGATGATGTCGATTAACGTACTGAATCCATGCTGCCGGCTCTTAAGTATCTCGTTCCAATACCATTTTTCGTCCCAGAATTTGCTTTGTGCGAACCTCATTTCAAACTTGACACGCTCGGAATGCTCATTGATCACCCAATACAGGTTGTTAATACGCCAGTACGGGTCTTCGAGGTTCTTTACAAGCTCAGGTGGTAGTGTTGATTTATATCCCATTTATGCCTTCTTTGTGCTCATATATTCAAGTATTCCATTAAAGTCGTCAACACTGGAATGCGTTTCGACTACCATGAGAATATCCAAAATGTCCGACCTGCTTAATGTTTTGCTGTGAAACATACCTTCCAACCTGAAACCATACCTTAGTTCTTTTGGGCCAGTATTGCGGCCAATCTCTTTTTTTGGGCTAAAGTCATTCATCGAATCGCCGTTTCTATCGAATGCGTAGGGTTTACACCGCTACAAACCTCATTTATGTAATCAGAAAGGGGATTGCCTTCTGGAGCAATCGATCGTTTATCAAATATACGCCTAGTAAACAGGTTTATGCGGTCACTAATCGTCGTTGCTAGCTCTTTACTCACGTTTATAGATTCTTCAGCGTCACCGTCGCGGCATCCGTAATTATCTATGAGGTATTGCCCTTCGGCTTCTATTTCTGATTGTTCCATCGTCGCATACCCGCTTTTACACTTTGTTTTGAGTTTTAATCGGAAGGCAAGCGCCAACGCCGCCTATTTCCTTCATCAGAGTTGCCAGGTCATCAGTTATACCTATCGTATCTTCACGTTTATCTTTTTGGCCAAGTTCATTCTTACCTAGGAAGATCAATAAAGCTGGATTACCGTTCTTTGCGGCTTTCATTTGGTGTTTTCTAAGGGTATTTTTTCGTTCTGCCCTTTTCTTTGTTAAAACTCCACGGAAATTATCTACTAATGTTTGCAGGGGAATATCCATGATACTTGCTATTGTGTTGTTTTGGCATCCATTTAGTGCCAATGTATTCATTTTCTTGATTTGTGCAGGTGTAAAGACTCTTTTGGGCTTACCGACCTTGCCTTCGGGCTTGTTCTTCTTGGCTGTTTTCTTTTTAGCGGTCTTTTTAGCCATTCGGTAAAACCTTTTCCAGTTTATAGAGTGCTTGTTCTGTTTCTGCGATTGCTTGCTTTAGGTCTGTGTCCGATTCGCCTTCAAAGGCATTTAATCCGCTTCTGAAGTGTTCGATCTGGCTTTTCAAGTTTCCAATTCGATCATCCATATTTAAAGTAATAACACAAATATCGAACTTGTCAACAGAAATGATGTAATTTATCAACATTTATTTTCTGATGACGCTTTAAATCAACACAGATCTTCTTTTGAATTAACACAATTCTGCTGATATTACCCTGTTTTAGCACTATCCTGCTGACATTTGCCAATTTCGGGTTTTTCTGTTGGAGATTCTTATTTTATGCCCGATACTATTATCAGAGCAAGTAAACAATACTTTTTATTTAAGGAACTGGACACATGAAAACTGATGCACAACGCAAGCATGAATCATTTCTTTCTGTTAAGAACATGCACTTAGACGGGAAAGATCCTCATATTATTAAAGGTCGTATCGGCTTTACTTATGCTGGTGCTTTTGCTGTTTGGTCTGTCTTAAAAAATGGGATCTGGACTGCATGTAGTCACAAGCCTAAAACAACAGAAACCCGAACCACAATGGAACTAGTCTAAAATGCTTAAGGCCGGGCCGGTCACACGGTCTGAGCTTAAATATTTTATTACTTTAATGAAGGAACTGGAAAAATGACACAGAAACAGAAAGAACGAAATCAGGATTTGCGGAATAAATGGAATCACGCAAAACAGCTGCTTAATGATAAGGCTATCAGTGAGATCGAAGCAATCATGCACACCCACGGCCTCAACTTTTCGCCTACTGGCTATAAGATCGTCGCTATGGAAATGGCACAACAAAAGCTTGAAGGCATTCCATACGTAGATGCAAAGACTTATAAGGGCTGGTTGGAAAATGGTTTCCAGGTTCGTAAGGGCGAAAAATCAACACTTGGATCGATTACTTGGGTTGGCGTTGGCAAGAAAGAGCCGACACCAGCAAAGCCAGAAGGCAAATCAGGCTTTTTGTTCCCTAAGAGTTATAACCTTTTCCATCGGTCTCAGGTTGACGCGGTAGGATCACCCACTGACAAACCAACTAAATCACCAGAAAAGCGTGTTTATGCTGAGAAAAAGCAATCAAACGCTAAATTCCTATCTATGGCCAATACTTTAACGGCTCAAATTGAAAATAAGATGCGGCCAATGACACAAAATCCAACTCCAAAGCGTAATCGCGAATATGCAAGCCGTCTTTGGGAGGGTGGCAACTTGCAAAGGCTTCAAAAGCTTTTACTTGCTATGGCCGATCGCATTGACAATGACACGCTGCCCGCTGAACTGGCAGGAATAACCAAGAGATCAGACCTTGCAAAACTGGTTTATAAATCCACTAATTCAAGTGATGGATATTATTCTTGTACCGTTGCCGATGCTTACTCTTATGGCACGCCTGAAGCTTTATCAGCCCAAAAGCTTATTGAAGGCAACCCCGAAGAAGAACGCAAGCAGCAGGAATTGAACGAAATAAACCAGATGAAGCAATCTTTGTTGTTGCAGAAAATCGATGATTTCTTTCCTACTCCTGATATTATCATTGAAAGAATGGTTGATCTCGCTGGTATCGAAGAAAACGAATCTGTTTTAGAGCCCAGCGCCGGAATGGGCAACATGTTGGAGTTTTTGCCCGATCGAACTATTGCAGTTGAACAAAATTTCAGTCTTTTTACATACTTAAAGCGGGTTCGCCCGGATCATACCGTCCTGCAGGATGACTTTTTAGCCCTGAACGGTAATCTTGGTAAGTTTGACAAAATCGTTATGAATCCGCCATTTAGCAGGGGCGCAGACATAAAGCACATCAAACACGCTTTAGCCCATTTAAACGAAGGTGGCAAACTTGTTGCTTTATGTGCTAACGGTCCCCGCCAGGCTAAAGAGTTAATGCCCTTGGCTGATCTTTGGGAAGACTTGCCAGCAGGTAGCTTTAAAGAAGCAGGAACCGGCGTAAATGTTGCATTGCTGGTTATCCAAAACTAAACCAGTTCCAGGCCCTCCCCTTTCCTGCGTAGGGATCGGGCGGGGGCTTTTTATTACTTTTTAAGGACACGAAAAATGATCAAATTCCAAGCAATACGACTTCACAACGGTAGACCGGTAGCAACTAGGGTCGATGGCAAAAAGAAACTTGCGACATTTAAATGTCTTGCGAGTGAGTTTTTACTTGTCGCTGGCAGCCTGAAACCTCGATTTGAAACAATTGAATGCGAGATAATCGGCGTACCGCTGCAAATCCCCACCAATGGCGCAATCAAAATCCGCCCCCGCCAATTGTTCACTCGGTTCTTTGATTTCTATGAGGTGAAATAGTGAAACCACTGAAAGCCATAAAATCATTCTTTTCCGGACTTCTCGCTACAGTTTCCCCGAAGAACTTCGCCGATTGTGGCGTAAAGGTTAAGCGGCCTACTGGAAAGTTTTTATCCTGCACGCCTCATTGTGCGTATTGCCAAAAGGTATTCGCTTGGAGCAAGGGTGGCATGGAGGGTATTTTGCCTGAAACGACCGCATTAGTCATGGAGCATGTATCACATTGCCCGGCAAATCCTCTCGTACAGAAGCTTGACGCCGCTGCTGAAGCTCTCAGGCGGATTGAGTGCTTGACGCATGAGACGGCAAATCTCAGAGACCTCGAAGTAGTGTCCCACAAAGACGAAATAATGCTTTCGGTAGCTACGCACAAAATCGCTCAAGAAGCTTGGCGGGCAACTCAGGAAAACTAAAATTAACTAAATTAGTATGAAATCAGTATTTGAAAGGTTGAACAATGAAGAAGATTAAATTAGTAAAAATGGTTCTCAATAACTTCAAAGGTGTCAAGAAGTTCACTTTTGAGCCAAACGGCGAGAATGCCATCGTATCAGCTGCAAACGGTATCGGCAAGACCACCCTGAAAGATTCTTATCTGTGGTGTTTATTCGGTAAAAACGCGGAAGGCGATTCTAAGTTTGGGTTGCGCCCGGTCGATAAGGACAATAAGGCGATTAAGGGGCTTACGGTGTCTGTTGAGCTTACTCTTAATATTGACGGTAAAGTCAGCGTTTTCAGTAAGAAGCACAAAGAGAAGATCGTCAAAAAGCAAATGAAGGGCTTTACTCTTGTATGCTCGATCGACGAGGTTGACTTGCCTATCACGAAGTATGATGCTCGTATCGCTGAAATCATTCCTTTTGATCCGTTCAAAATCCTTTCGGACCCGTATTACTTCAACAACGAAGATAAGTTCCCCTGGCTGAAACGTCGCGGTGTTCTTCTTGAGCTTGCTGGTGAACTCGGGGATCCCGAAGGCTTTGACGATTTGCTTGCTGCTCTTGAAGGCCGGCCAATGGACGATTACAAGAAAGTCCTGAAGACTCGTATCAAAGCGGCAACAGTTCGCCGTGACGAGATCAACCCGCGTATCGATGAAAACCAGCTTAAGCTTGATGATTATGCGGAAACTGCGGTTGATACCACCAAGCTCGACAAGAGCCGTCACGACTTAATCGGCGAAATAGCTGCACTGGACCTGAATCGGAATAACATTATCGCCGATCAAGATGCTCGACAAGGCAAAATCGACGATATTAACGAGCTCAAAGACTCGCTGGCTGAACTTATCCGGGAACTTAAAGCGGATGGTTCAGCAGTTACGGCTCTTATTGCAGAAAAAACAAAGATCGTCACGGGCGTTGCTGGCAAGCAGGCTGCTTTTGATAAGGCTGGTCAGGCTGTAGAAAATAAAACGGATGACATTGAGATTGCGAAAGAGCGGCTTAAGACATTGCAGGGTTATCTCAATGTCGCGCGGAATGATTACAAGGAAGCTAAAGATAAATCTATTCAAGAATTGCCAGCCATAGAAGGCGTTTGCTTTAATTGCGAACAAGGACTGCCCGAGCCTATGAAAGAAAACGCTGGGAATGAGCGACAAAAGGCAATGGATTTACTTTATGCTTCAAAAGTGGCCGCTCTTAGAACCCTTGCTGAATCCGGTGCAGCTGCAAACGATAAAGTCCAGGGTCAACTTTTAGTCATCAAGGTTATGGAAGAAACCGACCTTCCGGAGCTTTTGGAATTGCAAGACAAGGCTGAAATCGAGCTTACCGAAGCTGAAGACTACTCGAAGCAAAGAGTAACCGGGATCGATGAACAATTGGCCGGGACTCCTGACGTGGACACAAGCAAGGACGCCGGCTGTATTAAGCTCAATGAGCAGATAGCCACTGCCGAAACCGACCTCGGGGATCCACCAGCCGACCAGTTGACACAGATCGAAGCTGATCGAACTGAAGCCAGCGAGAAAATCGAAGCCATCAACAAGCAACTTCTTGAGGCTGATGCAGCCAAAGCGATCAAGCCTCGTATTGACGAACTCATGAAAGAGGAAACCGAAATCGGCCAGCAAATCGCCGGTTGGGAATCAGAGCTTGAAGATATCAAGAATTACACTCAAGCGGAATGCCTCCTGATCGAATCTGCTATTAACGGCAAATTCAAGCATGTTAAATGGCGTTTGTTCAAGGAATTGCTGAAAAAGAAAGATTTGTCAGACGAAGCCGACACCGTTCCTTGCTGCGATGCGATGCTTAATGGCGTTGCTTATAGCGATATGAGCGATGGCCAGAAGATATTCGCCGGTATCGACATTATTAACGTACTTTCAGAGCATTACGGTTTGTCAGTGCCTTTATTTATCGACAGAGCCGAGACTTTCACGATGGAACGTGAATCCACCGGCCAGGTAATCGAACTTCACGCGGTCAAAGGAGTGACTGCGTTGAAGGTTAAAGTTGAAAAGTGATCATAACTTGGCCCGGCTGTTGGACTATCATACGCCGACAGTTTGACAGTTGGGCTTTTTAATAAATTTATGGAGATATACAAATGGAAATTCATGACCTAATAAAAGATTTCAAAGATACTGAAATTAAGATGATTAGAGCAAAGCTGAAACTTGAGGGTGCTGTTAGAAAGCATAAGGCTGCTTGCAAGGCCGTAATACGTTGCAGTGACGCCTCTAAGGGCTTTAAGAAAGTAGCTCGTAATGTCATGGAACAACAGTAACCCTAAATACTTATAGATAAAGGAAGTAGCGAAATGAACTATAACAACCAATTAGCACCACAAAAAGAAATGACATTAAATCAGTACCTTAGAGCGCCAGCAGTAGTAACTATGCTTTCCGAAAAGTTGGGACTCAAGGAATCGAAGCTTTTCGGCACTGCTTTGGCATCGGCTACCATGACGAATAAGAAATTGATGGAATGTACCAACGATTCACTTTTGAACAGCGCAATGATCGGACACAGCTTAGGTTTGCCACCTTCGCCGCAACTGGGTTATTATTACATGGTTCCGTATAAGAACAAAGGCGTAATGGAAGCCAATTTTCAAATCGGCTACAAAGGATATATTCAGCTTGCAATGCGGTCCGGCTCATACAAGAAATTGAATGTTGTCGCTGTTAAGCAAGGTGAGTTTGTCGCATGGAATCCACTGACCGAAACCTTTGTGGCTAATTTTATGGACGATCCTGTTGAGCGAGAAGGTGCTGCGACTATCGGTTATTGCGGTTTCTTTCAGTACACCAACGGTTTTGAGAAAACTGTTTACTGGACCCGTCAAGCTATAGAAACACACGCCGATAAATATTCTATGGCTTACAGTCTTGACAGACACAAGCTATTGAAAGCCGGAAAGGTTCCCAGTAAGGATATGTGGAAATATTCAAGTTTCTGGTATAAGGATTTTGATGTTATGGCTCTCAAGACCGTCATACGTAACATGCTTAGTAAATGGGGCATAATGTCAGTGGAAATGCAGTCAGCCTACGAACAAGACGTTCAGGCAGAATGTCTCAGTTATGACCAGGTGCAAGCTCAGTCGCAGAACACCATCGCCGACAAAGCTGGTAGTGAAGTTACCGAAGCCAACTTTGAAGACCAGCAGCCAGAAAAGGAACCCGAACCAAAGGTTTCCGCTGACGGCATTAACGAAGACTGGATGTAATAAATAAATCAATTTTAATCATTTTTTGAAAGGGAAGTAAATGATCGTTACAAATGACAAAGAACGTATTAGGGCTCTATTAGAGTCCACCAACAGGGAGGGAATGGATGGCCTCATAGGATGGCTCTTGACTCAGGGGTTCTTTGAAGCTCCGGCGTCAACGAAATTCCACGGCTGTTACGAAGGTGGCTTGGCGAAGCACTCGCTTGGTGTTTATGATCACTTGCTGGCTATGATCAAGGGTATGACGCTCGATGCTGTTGACTTCAACGGACAGAAGCCTCTTGAGATCACCAAGGACACTGTGATTATCGCGGCATTGCTCCATGACGTTTGCAAGGTCAATCAGTATCTTGGCACTGAAAAGCCGTACAAGTGGAACGGGAAGAACCCTGAAGGCCACGCAAAGCTTTCGATTGCTCGCATTAAGGAGCATATCGAGCTTACAGACCTTGAAGAAATGATGATCCGTTATCATATGGGTATTTATGGCCTCGTTGAGTATGGCGAGTATCATCTTCTTGGCGATTACACTGATTGTCCTTTCGACAAGAAGACCCAAAAAGAGGAACGCCAAAAATGGGGCTACGGAAGATCGTTGCGCAACGCTTGGTATCACAATCCTATCGTCAAGCAAATGTATTTCGCAGACGAAAGAGCTACTTTGGAGGAAAAAGCACTTGAAGTTTAAGCAGATATATTCCGGCAGCAGTGGCAATCTCTTTACGGTCACTGCTGCCAATGGTAAGCGTATTCTGATCGAATGCGGCGTTACCTGGTCGAAGCTCCAAAAGGCTCTTGATTTCAACCTTAAGGGGATCGAGGGTTGCTTGGTCAGCCATCAACACAAAGACCACAGCAAGGCCATTAAGAACGTAATGACAGCCGGGATAAACGTCTATGCTCTTGAATGCGTTTTTCAGTCTCAGGAGCTTGCAGGACACCACCGGGCTATTCATATAAGAAACAAGGATTTGATTAAGCTTGACTCGTTTCAGGTGTTCGCTTTCAGTCTTAACCATGATGTTCCGATAGTTGGATTTATTGTCCATGAGAAAGCAACCGGCGAGAAGCTTTTATTCGCCACCGATACAAGTCACATTATACAGAAATTTAATTACCCGTTTGATATTATCGCTATTGAATGCTCATTCGACGAAGCCGTATTGCAAAAGCGTGTTGACGATGAAGATATTCACATCAGCCTTGCAAAACGCCTCTGGGGAAGTCACCTGGAAAAAGATAATTGCTTGAGCTATATCCGAGATAAATGCAATCTTGATAAGTGTCGAGAAATTTACTTGCTCCACTTGTCGGGCGATAATATCGATAAGCGTAAAACTAAACAATATTTTAAAGACGAACTGTTTTTACCAACATTTATAGTGGGAGATTAAAAATGCACATACTTTACGAAAAGAAAGTCAGGATAGGATTTTTTACGATACTGTTAATCGCCGCTTTGCTCATGGGTATTTATTCATGCTGGCCTGAAGCTCCAAAGCCGTCAGGGGTTGTGTTGGTTCCGGTTATAGAGCAGCAACGCGAACTCAACAGGCGAGGGCATAACATCAAAGAAGATGGTATATTTGGTAAGAATACCGACCTGGCATTGACAATTGAGCTTTCAAAGGAGCGTAAATAATGTTCCTAGGCGGAGAGTTTACTCTTTTTGGAATCGCAGTAAAGAGCCCTCTGCACTGCCCTTTTAGGTTTGTTGAGACAGTTGGGAAGATTATCCCATGCCTTGCGACTGAAAGAATCGGCAAAAAGAAAAGACTACAATGCCTTGAGTATGATAACTTTCCAGATAATTGCCCTTTATGGACGGGCGTTAGATTAACGATAAATCCTAATGGAGATCAGAAATAATGAGCAAAATGAAACCAAAACATTTAAAGCCTGAAATGGCACTGGCTGTACTTGAGGGTCGTAAGAAACAAACGAGAATGCCAGTTCCAGGGCTTGACGGGGAATGGATATATTCTGGCCCAAACTGCAACGGCGATCATCTATTTGTCGCTGCTGACTGGCAGAAACGCGACATAAAAATCTCTGACTGCACTGTTATACGTAAAGCAAAGTACAAAATCGGGGACGTACTCTATATCCGCGAGCGGGCAAGGCTGATAGGCGGTGGTGATAGTGCTTCAGAGCGACTGTTTAAATATGAGTCCGACGGTTCTATTAGTGACCCGGTTGTTATTCCAAGTAGAATTAAGCATATGATAACAGGCCAGTGCTGTTCTAACGGTTGCTTCCGAGAGCTTGCCAGGACATTCGTTAAGATTACAGGGGTTCGCGTGGAGAAGATTCAGGATATACACGACTTTGACATACAGGCTGAAGGTATAAAAGGTATTTCGATGGGACACAGAAAAGAGCGATTCAAAGAACTATGGGAGTCAATCTACCCTGGCTCATGGGATCGTAACGACTGGGTATTTGTATACGACTTTGAGAAATGCGAGAAACCATGAGAATATTCAACACCAAACGATTCGAGGAAACTGGCGAAGTAGCAATAATAGGCGCCACGCAAGCCGAGATCGTTGCCGAAGCTGGCAAATACGCTCATGCCGCGATAATCGTTGAGAATCAATCTGGTCTTGAGAAGATCACCTATGCACAAATCAAGTGGATAAAAGGCGTGTTGCTGGCTCAGATGGCCGTCCTGACAGGTGAATCAGTTGGTTACTGGGAAGATACTTTAAAACTCAAAGTCATGCCGGATAAGTTTGCCCGGGTTATGACAAAGACGGAAAGCGCTGAAATTGTACACTTACCGTCCATAGCGATTTTAACCAAAGGTGAGGCCGGGGAATTTATAACAAACTCGGTGGCGTACCTTCGGGATGAACAGGAAATATTAAAAGGGAAACGATTCGGCGATACCTTTCATTGGGTTCAGCTGCCGGATCCAGATTTAAGGAGCTAATTATCTATACTTTAAGAAATTACCAGCAAGAAGCAGTTGACGCAGCGATTGAGTGCTTGACCGCCAAGAAACAGAAGAACGGGATCCTTGTTCTGCCTACTGGATCCGGAAAGAGCATCATCGTTGCCAAGCTTGTCGAGGTACTTGGAGGCAAAACGATCATATTGCAGCCAACTAAGGAAATCTTAGAACAGAACCTTGAAAAGCTGATCGCTATCGGATGCAAGAATGTCGGCGTTTATTCGGCGTCGATGAACAAAAAGTATGTCGGCTCGATCACGCTGGCAACTATCGGCAGTGTCGTCAATAAGATTTCTTTGTTTTCTGAGTTCGACAGGATCATTATCGACGAATGCCATAAGGTTAACGCTAAAGGTGGCATGTACGAGAAGTTTATCAATAAACTTGATATTCCAGTTCTCGGCTTAACCGCAACCCCTTACCGCATGAGAAGTTATCGGCACTTCAAGACCGGCCAGCCTATCGCGGAATCAAGAATCATTACCAGGACCAGGCCGCGGATATTCTCCAAGATCGCTCACGTTACCCAGATTCAGGAGTTATTCGACGCGGGTTTCTTATGTCCGATGGAGTACGAATGCGATGCAGACTACAACCCAAGCCTCATAACGATGACTACTACCGGAATGGGCTTTAATCCTGCAGCACTCGCGAAATACAATAAGAATATGAACATCACAGAGAAGACATTTCTAAGCGTGATGCAAGCCAAAAGAAAAAGTAATCTGATTTTCACTGAGTTTACCAGCGAATCCAAAGAAGTTATTGAGCTATTCGCAAAAGAGGGCATTAAATGTTGCGAGGTTTCCGCTGAGACTAAACCAAAGGACCGGGAACGGATTATTCGGAACTTTAAAGCTGGAACTATCAGTCATGTAATAAATGTTGGAACTTTGACGACGGGATTTGATTACCCGGAGCTTGCGTGTGTCTGCATGAGCAGTCCAGGTATGTCGGTTGCTCTTTACTACCAAAAGGCCGGCAGGGGCATTAGGATCGCCGAGGGTAAAGATTCTTGCTTGCTGATAGACCTTTGCGGGAACGTCAAGCGATTCGGCAAGATTGAGACATTTGAGCTTTACGACCAGAACGGCAAGGGAATGTGGCGATTGAAGTCCAGTGCTGGCAATTTGACCGGTACTGATGTTATTACCGGCAAGAATCTTGAGAAAGTCAAACCCGCTTACAAAGGCCCTGAAAAGAGCGAGTCGGGATTGCAATTGATTACTTTCGGAAAATATTCAGGAACGCCAGTAAAAGAATTAAGCGACGATTACCTTAAATGGTGCGCTGAAAACTTCGATTCTGGCAAATGGAAGAAGATTTTCCGTACTGAATTGGTGAGTAGGGATATAGAAATTGAACACACTATCCCATTTTAATTAAATTAGAAGTTGCAATTTGATAAACAGAGGTTATATTTTAAGCGTGAACAATATAGAAAACAATTTAATTTCAAATCTAACTGGCAGGTCTGGTCTACCCGTAAGGACACCAACACTCACCGTTTTCGGTATTGTTCACAAGGGCTGCCGCCTTTTTTTTGAGGACTACCATGGCTAAACGATTCTTTACAACCGAACTATTTGACGACCCTGAGTTCATTGAACTATCTCCGATCGGTAAGGCTTTATGGCAATTCCTATTATCAAAATGCGATATATCCGGCGTTGGCAAATACAGCGAGAAATTAGCGGCTTTTCTTATTGGGTGCGATGCTCACGAAATAAACACTCAGTTTGATATTTTAATTAAATATGGGTGGGTAGAATTGGCAGAAATCGGCAAATACTTCGTTATTGGGTTCTGCGATTTTCAATATGGTGAACTAAAAGACACCGTAAGACCTCATAAAGCCGTTATTAAGCTGTTAATTAAGCATGATTTGTTTGATAGGGTATGCAAAGGGTATGCTAAGGGTATCGATACCCTTAAGGACAAGGACAAGGACAAGGACAAGGACAAGGACAAGGACAAGGACAAGGACAAGGACAAGGACAAGGACAAGGACAAGGACAAGGACAAGGACAAGGACAATAAATTTCCCGATGATTCTATCGAAGTCAGACTTTCAGAGTATTTGTTTAAGCATATGTCCAGAAGGAAACCTGACTTCAAGAAACCGAATATTCAATCATGGGCAAAACATATCGGCTTGATGATCCGTATCGACAAAAGAGACCCTGACAAGATTAAATCAGTTATTGAATGGGTCCAAGGCGATGATTTTTGGCAAAGCAATATATTATCGACAACTAAACTCAGAAAACATTTTGATAAATTGGAAATGCAAAGTGAACGAAAAACAATTCAAACAAGCCAGCGAAAACCTCAAGGCCAAATCGACTTCTCAAAGCAAACGTCTAAGCACGGAGTCAGTTTCGACAATAGCCCAAGGCCAGAACAGCCAAAGCAAACCTGATGTTTTGATGTGCGAATGCGGTAAGGCTGCGAGAATGTCCGTTTATGTGGAAATGGTCGGCAAGTACGTTCATTCCAAGTGGTGTCCAGCCTGTGACGCTGAACACAGCATGAGCGATTCTATGCGAGAAGCTCACGAAAAGCAGCTTAAGATCGACCGGATAATCAACCGCCATATCCCAGAGTTGTACCAAGACGCTCAATTAAGTCATATTCAGCCGGAAATACTCGCTCATGTCCAATCTAAGCAACCGGGGCAGGGATTATACATCTGGGGCGATGTTGGCCGTGGCAAGACCTACATGGCTTCTGCGCTGATGCGGCAATGTATCGAGCAAGGGAAAATGGCGAGACGTGCAGCACTGAAAGATATTATCGACAAGATTCAGGACACTTTCAGCAATCGAGAAAGCTACGGATCCCCTGAAATGATCTATCAGCAGTTGATCAGGCCGCATTTATTGTGCCTTGAGGATATCGGGACCGGTACTGATGGCAGAATTCAGTCAGATTTTAACCAGGACGTGCTTTTAAAGCTGGTCGACCGTAGACTCGAAGCGAAGAAAACGACAGTCATTACCAGCAATTTGTCCCCTGAGAACCTTTGCAATGCTTTCGGGACTCGGATTTATAGCAGAATAAGTACGTTTTTGATAATTGAACTTAAAGGCGTGGACAGGAGATCGAGCAAATGAAAATCTTAAATCTATATGCTGGCATTGGTGGCAATCGGAAATTGTGGGGCCCGGAACATGAAGTTACTGCTGTTGAGCTAAATAGTGATATTGCAGAAATATACCAAGACTTCTTTCCTGATGACACCGTAATTACTGGCGACGCACATGAATATTTATTGAAGCATTACGATGAGTTTGAATTGATATGGGCGAGTCCGCCATGCCCAACGCACTCAAGGATGATGAGAGCAACAAGACACGATTTGAGGAAATATCCAGACATGAAACTATGGCAGGAGATTATATTTTTGCAGAATTGGTGCAAATCTCTTTTTGTTGTAGAGAATGTTATTCCGTACTACGAGCCTTTTATACCTGCACAAAAAGCAGGGAGGCATTTATTCTGGACTAACTTTAGAATAACAAATATAGACATTCCAAAAGTTAAGGATTTCGTAAAAGATGGAGCCGAATCGCGGATGGTCAATGTAACAAAAGAAGTATTGATGCGGTACTTAGACATTTACATTACAAAAAACATTTATGACGGTTCGCATGATGAGAGAAAAGTTTTAAGAAACTGCGTACACCCAGAAATAGGTCTGCATATCTTAAACTGCGCCACTGGTTCAAAAACAAACATGAAGCAAATGCCGCTATTCAAATAACTAACTAACAAAATTTAACGGAGAAAAACTATGCCAAAGAATCCAGGAAAGCAGTTTGAGGCTTCATTCACGGAAAGCATACCTGATAGATGCGACGTTACGAGATTAAAAGACGCCGGCGGTTGGTCGAACGCTACGAACATGAGGTTTACCAGTTCTAATCCCTGTGATTTAACTATTTACGCGCATAGGGATAAAGAGCATTTAGTATATGGGTCGTATTATAAATTTGAATTAAAGTCCACTGAACTGAAATCATTACCGTACGGCAACATCAAAAGCAAAACTGACAAACTTACGGTTTTGGAACGGTCGATCGCGTTCACAAAGGTTTTAGTTGAATCAGAGAAAAAAGGCGTACACGCTTGCTTTATTGTAAACTTCAGGGCTGTCAAAAAAACTTACATGGTTTATGCGAGCAAGGTTTTAAATCACCTGGAAACCGCAGACCGGGCATCGATCCCGATTGCTTGGTTTGAAGAAAATGGAATATTGATCAAGCAGACATTGAAAATCAAGCACTACCGCTACGATCTCGAATGGTTGTAGAATATTCCGCTGCCGTTGTAAGCCGCTGGGCATGGGGATTGCTCTATTCGCAAAGTCGATAGCCCCCTAGGTGGCCTGCTAGTTAGGCAATGAACTTCCGGGATCGTAAACCGGAAACGGCAGCGGGATTTATAATTGTAAGTTAAATGTTAATTTTATTTTAAAGGAGTGCCTCATGGCAAAAGCTGAAGTAAAGAAGAAAGCGGATAAGAAGTTGAAGGGCGGAACCGGCGAGCAAGGTAAATTGATTGACACAAACCCTGAGAACCTCAAGCCGTTTATGAAGAAAGCGAGACAGTACCGAGCGACTGTTTCTGAAAGGCTGGCGATCCAGCAAAGTGAAGCCGAGCAGAAAGCCGAGCTTCGCGAGTTGGTGGCAGCAGCAGGCTTGCAACCGCTTCCTAATGGAGATATTCTTTTCAAGTATGAAGATGTTACGATCACGCTTGAAGCTCCAAAAGAAGGAAAGTTGACCGTTAAGGTTGAAGAAGACGAATGATCACGAACGCTATGGGCGGCATTAAGTTGTCGTCCATGGCTTTAATTTAAGGAGATTTATTGTGAGCGATAAAATATATGATTGGAAAGAGCTTGAATTACAGAGCCTTGATAAAATATTATGCGCAGGTAATTCTAAGATGAGCCGGAGAATCCAGAAGTTTCAACGGTTGACCGGATCGCCGAAAGAATATGCCAAGTTTTCGCACGTAGCAGGTGTTGGCGTTTGCCAGTACATGGGGTCCCTCAACGTCCAAGAATCAACCACGCTCAATAAGTGGGCTGGTAAGTCTGGCGTACAGATCAATCCTATGGGAGAATGGCTTCGTAATTACGACGGTGAGGTTTTTGTGAGGAAAATGGACTTCACAAGAACAGCGATGTTTCACGAAGAAGATGCTGTTTTCTGGGAAGATCACAAAGACGACCCCTACGAGAACGGTATTGCTGGTAATATGGAATTACTATTGTGCGGATTAAGGCTCCACAGGTTCGTCAGGTGGATAAACCCAGACTACACACCTACATTTACCGACAGTCCGCATTGCACAGAGCATGAGGCCAAGAGGACGCAGTATCACGACTTAATGGCTTACGACGAGCCGATCAGCCGTTTACCCCCTTGGATGTGGTGCGAAGAAGTAGATGACTTGTTTAGGTGCGATATTGGGCCGCTAATTAGAATCAAATAACCGTTAATTGAAATGTAAAAAGGATTTGAAATGAAGAAGTTAATCGTAGATATAATATTTGCCCTGCTTATAGCAGCTGCAATCATTGTGGTATTCGGGACAGTTATCGTCACTAGTGGCTGCATAAAATGGAAAGTCCCTGTCTCAAACGGAAAGTCTATAGTGCATGAACGGTGGTGGTCTGATGCCTCTGCGGATAAGGTCGACTTTTTCTTCCAAGACCCGAATGTTACTGTTTGGATTGTCGTTAATGATCCGTGCAGTTCGGTTAATCCAGGCAGGCTTATTATCACTGAGCCACGTACCGGGATCAATGCAAGTTTTGAAGCTGGAAAGGGGAATCATCATGCCAGGTAAAGATATACCAATAGGCGAACCGAAAGAAGGAGACGATCTCAGTATCATGTCGCCCGATGGTCTGTACTTAACGATAGAAATCCAGAAAGGCGTCACCGAAGGCGTCAAGGGCCAATTCGACAGATATATAGAGATATGCGGAAACTCTAATCTCGATAGTAGCCAATGGATGAACAGGGAGGATTTCTTAATTTTCTGCTTATGTGCGGGATTGGGCTTTAAAGATATATTACTCAGTGATATTATCAACCAAGCCCTTGTGGCTGGTTGTCTTAATGTTGCTGAATTTCATACAGAAATGGAAACAAAAATTAACGGGAAAGGGTAGGCTATGTGGGAAAATATAGGATGGTTTATACTCGGAGCATTGATCGCCGGACCAGTTGGCTTTCTGGCTTGCGCACTACTGACAGTTGCAAAAGTGTCGGATTCGCAGGACGAAGCTACGTACCATAAGAAGATCGCTGTTGGCTACGCAACTCGCGTCAACGATCTTGAAACAGAACTCGAACATCGCAAATTGAATGTGGAGGCGTAAGAAGATGACAGCCGACGAACTACTACTACTCAAACGAATCCTGCCAGCCTACACAGAAAGCTACAATTGGATGCTAACTGATATTAAGGCGCGAGCGGACGAAATTAAACCTGATGACTATTCGCCTGATTTACTTCTGGCGATTACAGCTAAAGGGCTTATGGACAAGGTAATTTAACAAAGGAGATCAAATGGCACACGCATCATTAAGTAGCGATAACGGAAAAGGAAAGTATCTAAATAAGTCGGGGTCATTCGCATCATGCGGAGATATTTTAAAACCAGCGAAAGCACCAAAGAAATCCCTTAAGGAGAACAGGGTCAAGGGTAGGAGGTCGGCGTTTTGATTGAGCAAAAAGAAAACCCCTGCGAGCATAAAAACATGGAGAACTCGCAGGGGGAAAGTAGATGATTTGTTATTTCTTCTTCACCTTATGCTTTTTCTGTGCAACCAAGATTAACCTTTGTCTAACTTTATGACCATGCGATCTCTTTTTTGATTCAATTAGGGCTTCGTTGGCTTTCTTGGCCGCCACTGATCTGGCTTTTATTATACGCATCTTCGCCCTGAATCTATCTTCTGGTGTATGAAACATGTCAGTCCTTTGTTAGTGTTTTATATTGAGTTTGAAGTTTTCCAATGTCCACCTGAATACCGCCAATCGCAGAATCGGTTCTCTTTGTGGCTTCTGTCTGCTGCGTCATATGACCTAATATCAAAGTGAACTGTGAAGATATTTTTTCCGCACGAACCTCACCTGCATTATCGGCGTCTTTAAGCTCCCGATAGTCTTCACTTTGCTTTTCTTGGAGTTTAGCGAGTACGTCCGCTATCCCCTTCATGGCCAGTCTGTCTTCGGCTTGATTTTCAGCGACAGCGTTTATTTCCACGCTTGCCTTTGTTGCGTTAGATTTAATATCTTTATCGTAAGCCGTGAACTTGCCGCTGCCCGCCCATACAATACCAACCATGCTACCTAAAAGACCCAGCACAAGACTTGTTCCTCCTATGTAAATTCCCAACTTCTTCCATTGCTCCTTAGCCATGCTGTTTCTCCTTAAGTGTTATTAAAATTTAGGTGCTTTCTTCTTTTTGTCGTCAGTTTTGGTTTGCGCTATGACTGTTTGAGCAATATCCTTCGCCCCGTAATAAGGCAAGCCCTTGAGTGATGCGATCGCATTGGCCATACTATCAATTGCAACAAATAATTCTGTTTTCCATTTCAATTTACCTTTATTCGGACCACTCTTATATTTTTCCTCAGTTACGAAATGCTTGCCGGCCAAAGCGAAACCACCTATTCCGTCAAGTAGTATATCCTTCAATATCCCCTCAATTGTGCCATCCTGAAAACCACTTTGTCCGAATGTTGGCTTGTCGGCGAAGATATTGAAGTAATACCCAAATGCCTCAGCGAACCACCCTCCAAAGAACGGTAACGACAATACATCTTTCACGGCGTCCCTCATGGCATCGGCTACGTCCTTATGCCGCTTCTTGATCAGAACTGCCCATGCCAGATTATAGGCGGTAAAGGCCGCGAGGTTCATAGCAACGCTGCCCAGGATACGACCGAGCCTTAATGCGTCTTCGTTGGTCTTCTTACTGTTAACATAATCAGATACGCCATTATTGACCATTCTCACTAATTGCTCACGTTGCGACATGAACATTGTCAGGGACCTAGTTAACGGACTGAGACTACTGCCGAGCAATGACCTGTCTTTTACATTCCACACAGGCTGCGTATGGCGAACTACCCACTCAAAGCGGTCTTTGAGTAGAGCTTGCCCCGCTTCGCTGTCTATAGCTACGTCTGGGTTGTTGTCGACAACCTCAGCCTTTGTTGCTCTGTAAAGGTCAACAATAGCATTTGTGTCAAAGAATTTCATCCCAAGTGCAGTATGGTCGATCAGTGAGGTTTCGCCGGTCAACCAGTTCATCATTGAATTACGCTGGAAAGCATCGCCCACGTCTCGATCGAACTGCAAACTATCAAACCTTGCTTTCATTTGTGGCGAAAGATCCCGAACGGCTTGTATATCAGCCTTAGACGGAATGCCCCGGAACTCCGCCATGTACTTAGGATCAACATAAGAACTAATCAAGAATTCAGATACCTGCTGTCTTGGTGCGATCTTGGCATTAAGGAATAACTTAGATTTTGCAAACCCGCCGAGCATCCGAGCAACTATATCGCTCAGTTCGTCACCCTCAAATAACTGGCCCTCGATCCGCTCAATAAATTGTGTAATACGTTTTGCTTCTGCTGACCTGCCTTTATCTTCCATATCGACGATCACATCAGGCGTATAAACGGCTTTTACTTCTCGCAGCGGTTCGGCCAGGCCAACGTACTTCGCAGAACTTATGCTTGAATTAAAGACGGTTTCAAAGAATCCAGCCAACTTTAGCGGATTAGATGTCCCAACTCGCTCCTTAAGCAAACCCATGCTTTCGACAAGCTGATTAGAACCGGCCAACTTTTTACCCTTCGGACCGCGAACAATCGACCGGCGAGCAGGCCAGTAATTCTCAACATTCGCAATGTCAATGAATTCGATCCTTGCGCTCACTTCGTTAATAGCCTCTTTATTATGCCCGTCCATCACCTTAGAACCAACCTGCCGGGCAACCTTTTTCTGCTGAGGTGTCAAGGTATCGATCATATTTTCAACTATCTCAACAGTGAAACCTCGCATTTTCTCCTTAACGCCTTTGGTTACGCGATCCATTCCATCGTTGAGAAGAACGGCTAGGTTATGACTATTTCGCGTGTGCATAAATATTGACATTATTTCGTTTGACGTAAATTCAAAGGAGGCTGCCTTGCCGGAATTATCCTTAAGCGTGAAAGTGTGAACTTCTGGCTTTGGAGCGTGACCGAACGCCTTGCTTACCAGAGAAATATCCTTCGGCCTCATAGACCAATTAAGTATATCCTTGCTGGTTACGCCATTATCTTTTTCGATTTCCCTCATTAAGTCCTTTGCGCCGTCAGCGTGCAGGACTTGATTATCGACCCCGGTATCAATAACATCGTAAACAAATTCAGTCATCGCTCGCTTAGATTCAGACCAAAGCTTATAAGTCCCCGGCCGTGCGCCGGAAACGGCATCGGAAACAGACTCAAGATTATCGTGTATGAGTTTGAATTTCTTAAGAACCTTTGAACTTGCCTCGCCGCCCAGGTTAGCCGGAATGGACGGAGGAGCAGTAATCTCTCTTTTAATCGCTGATCTTCGCCGTATGGCCTCTTTTGCGTTCTCATCCTTCGCCGCGATGGTATCAGCCTCATTCTGGAATCTGAGAGCGATAAGCGTGTTCGTTATTTGGTCAAGTGATTCAATTGAAAGCTGATTGATAGCGAATGTCTTGGCTGTCATGCCGCTAAGTTCCGTAAGAATCTGTTGTGCCTGGAACGCCGCGACCGAATCTTCTCGTGCGGTATCAAGTACCTGCTGCGCCATCGCCCGCATTTCAGCGTTTTTGAGCTCTGTTTCAGGTCTGATCTTGCCTAATTGCAAGCTGTCAAGAATGCTTTGAGCGGTTCCCGCAAACTCCGGCAACATCTTTTTCGGGTTGATTGCTTTGATTGCTACCTTGAGACGGTTGACTGCATCCCGCTTTTCAGCACGTAAAACGCCTTTTTCTACTGCAGCGGTAATCTTTTCAAGGTCCCTAGGGGACTTCGCTTCGGCAACACGCTTCAGGAAATCGCCCCGTTTATCCTTCTCGACGAATGTTTTAACTAGTTCAGACGCAGTTTTTCTTCTTGCATCTGTGAGATTTTGAGCTTGCTTGAGTTTGAGTATCTCGACTTTTGCCTTCTCGCGGGACTCCTTTTCGCCAGCCCGGAAACCAACAGCCTGACCTTCTTCTTGCGCTTCTCTTAGTTCTCTGGCTACGTCTTTTTGTTCCTTGTTTGTTCTTAAGATTTCAGCAATTGTCTCGACCGGAACGCCAGTTGATTTATGCAACTTCTTGATACGACTCTTTAGTTGAGCGGCTGTTTCCTTTTTTGTTGTCGCGGCTTTTCTTTCCGCGCGAGTAAGTTTGCCCTTTTCGCCCGGTGCTCTTTTAGATAATCTTCCACGCGTTTCGACATCTTCTTTAGTCTCCAATAATGGTTCAATTTCGATTTTATGTTCCTGCTCAATGCTTGCAGTTGCTTCGTTTATTTCGGCAACCGTGAATCCCTTATGGAACATATCATGCCGCATAGCTGCTATTTCACTAAAAGGATCACCTGATGACATCATTTTGTGAAGGACAATCTGAGGTATGCCGCCGATTTTCTTTCTTGCGGCTTTTGTCTCTGATAACCTCTGAAGGAATGATGTTACATCCAGTTCGCCGCTAGTCTCTTCAACGCCAGTCTTATTCCGACCGAAACCCTCCATTACTATTTGGTCAAATGGCGTACCCTCAGACCGCTTAAAGGTGATATGCTTCCTCAATGATGGATCACCTTCAAGATGTATCTTAACTTCACCCCTGAATTTCTCGGGTATAAACGCCTTGCCTAACTGAATCTCCTGGCTTTGTAATTCTATCGCTTCCGCTTCAGCCTGGAAAACAGGATCGTTACGAACAGCCTCGGTTATCTGTTTCTTGGTTGCGGCGGTAGACTGAACATCGGCTTTTGCCGGTGCTTTGCGCTCAATAACCTCATCCGCTTCAAATCCCTCAAAGAAGTCATCGAAGTTGTCGTCTGATTTTATTGTTGCTGGCCTTGCTTCTTGGGCTTGGGCGGGCGAAGGCTGGACCACCAGAGTTGATATTATTTGGTCTGCCGAAAAGACTGCGTATTCAGTAGCCCCGTCAGTCTTGACTATAATGCCATCAAACCCATCTTCTTTAGCTTGGTCTATTTGCTCTCGCGTAGGCGACCTGTCAAGAATAAGTGGGTTTTCTATATTAAGCTTAGCAGGTCTAATATTGGAACTTTGAAACGTAAATGCCTTCGCTTCAATGCCTATCTCAGCCGCTTCTAGAATGAAATCGCTTTCATGCGCCCTACTGAATGTGGCCGCTATTTCTGGGTCATCTGAAAAGAATATAGCCCCTTCTGCGTTTATGTTTTCTGTGTTTTTACCGCTTTGTGTAATGTCGAACTCGTCGAAACCTTCCGGTGTGCCATGAAATACCGTCAATGGTTCGCCTTTTTCGTCAACTACCTTAGTTTTAGTTAGCTTTGGCTTTTCCTCTGCAATAGCTTCTGCGTTAACCTGCACTTCCCCCTCAACCTCAATAGACGGCTCGGGGGTTACTTCGACTGATGGGGCTTGCTCTGGGGCAACCTCTGGAGCTTCTTCGACAGCGATATCCTTCTTGACCGCATTCGCCACCTGTTTAATATTCTGAACCCCACGCCTAGTCAAGTCTACGCCAACACCCACACTTGCCGCACCGCCGCCCACAACACCGCCTACGAAGGCGTTCTCTGGCATAGCCGCCAATCCCGCCACTATCGCCTTCTTCGCAGCCAGCGACTTGTCAGTGCCCTTAGTGGTCTCTTTGCCAAAAACCTCTAAGAATGTCTGGTTGAACCCGGTTATTCCTTCTTGGGTTGCGTTCTCGGCGATGAGTGTTAATCCCCGCCGTACTGATAAACCCTCTTTAAATCCCTTAATAATGCCCGGCAAGACAAGCATTTCACCACCGATCTCAGCAGCTTCGGATAGTTCGCCAATAATCAAAGATTTACGAACCGATCCACCAGCCTCTAATTGAGCCTGAAACGCAGCTCCACCCTCAGATTCACCAAGCATTGCAAGGCCAACCAGGGGATTGCCTGTCAATAAGCTGATTCCAACAGCAGCACCCATCGAAGGTACACCGCTTTGCACGGTAACTCGCATCAACTTGGTAATAGGAGCATTGCTCATAGTAGCAATATCTTGAGCAGCAGTAAGGTCTTTTTGTTTCCCGCGGAGTATCTTTGCTCCAATATCAGGCAGTCTCGTTACAAGGCCCATGGCCGCACCAGCAACAGAACCCGGCAAAGGCTTATCTGCCCGTAGGAAATCAATTCTATCAGGAGGAATAAGGAAGTTATTGCCGTCCAGAGGGTTTCTTAGACTGCCAGTAGCAGGGTCCATCTGAGGAGTTATAGCCTCAAATTGACTTCTCACAGCAGCATCAATATCCTCGCTAATTCCGCCACCGGCAAGCTGAATAGCTCTACGCTTTATTGCTTCGAGTGTAGAAGCTCCAAGTCCGATAGTTCCAATCTTCAAATTCAAAGGAGTTTCCCGTAAGGCTGTTTTGATGTCATCCCTAAGATTGCGATTAACAACAGACGCAGACATCTTTTCAAGAGACTCGCCATACAACTCCTTCGCTATACCGGGCGCCATGAATTGAGCATCGAATAAATCAATACCAAACAATTCGGACATAAAGAAACTATTCTCTATTTCCATTTTGAAATCTTCCGGGTCATCCAGAGTATTGATAAGCTCAGTTGCCATCTGACTTCTAATGGCAGGATGTTTCAGTTTATCAGGGTTGTGGTATATGTCATCCATAACTTGCTTACGGAATTCAATTGAATCACTTACATCACCCCCAATAACCTCATCGTCAGAACCCCTGAAAGTGGGAGGCTCTTGAACGGCTACGGCTTGCTGATCTTCAATAATTTCATCGTCCGAAGTTCTAAAGGGCATTATGGTTTCCTCACAATTTCACCGTCTGTGTCAATATATAGTGTACCACTCGGAAAAGCATCGAAAGCAGCTTGATCTTTCGGCGTATTCTCTGGGACTTCGATTTTGTTTGTCTTAACGCCAGGTACGGAGTTTGCTCGGGCGATGTCAATAGCCTGCTGTGCAGTTCTGCCATCAATAATCGACTGAGCAACGGAATCCTTGCCCGCCTGAGACATGGCTTGGAATGTTTCGCTTTCTTCAGCAGTCTTAAATCGCTTCCTCGCTATGGCTTCTTCTTCTGTATCTAAAAGGAAGCCAGCTAAGCCAGGTCCGCCAGGAACAAACATTAAGGCTGCCCCAAGCTTACCCTCTTTTCGTCTTATGAATTTCTCAAGGAAACCAAGAGTAACGTCCTCGATTGCCGGTCTTGACAACGCACTAACTTGTTGCTGCCATTTACGGGTAAAATCAGGATCGTCAGCATTAGCATCAGCCCACTTGTCAAGTATTGTCTGATTACGTAAAAAGGCGATTCCGATGTCTGCCACGTTCTTAAGATAATCTCCGTCATCCCTATCGAGCACGCTGATTGCTGCCGACCGAACTCTGTCAAGAGAGGCTTGACCTCTTTTCACTTCGGGCCGCCCCAATACTGGGTTCTTTTTGACGTCCGCAGATTCAGCAGCGGTACTGATATTATCAAGGTTAGTTTTGCCCTCAGTAGCCTTTACGTCCTTAGATACCTTCTTATATTCAGAAATGGCTTCATCGTAAGACAACTCGCCGGATCTTGTTCGCCTGAGTATTCCATCAACCTGGATATTGGTTTCGTCAGAAGTTACAAAATTGGCCTTCTTGTTAGAATTATTAACCGATGATATATAGGAATTAGCGGATATAATTTGCTTATTCTTTTCAATTTCCGTAATTGGCTGTGCTTTTATAAAAGCGTGAATCCCATCGAATTCGCCATTATTAAGCTTTCCTTTGATCTCGTTAATCGAATTGTCCGTAACTTGCTGGGACTCCAATTCTGTTTCCGCTCGACTATTTCTCACTTGGGTTTCTAGCGACGTCCTAGCCTTTTGTTTTTCTGGTTCCGGCAAGCCAGATGCGTTGATAATATCAATACCAACTTGTAACTTGCCGTCAGGGTCTTCTATATCAACCGTAGCTTGCCAAGCATCGAAACCAGCAGTTGTTACATTGCCTCGGATTATCCCTGCACGTTTGACATCAGCGTCGGCCTTCCATGACTCATATCCCGCCATCCTCACCTCGTCAGTGTCCAGCAAAGGATTTTCCCAATCCTCTATTAGCTGGATTTTCGGATTTCCTTTTTCATCTAATACCGGTACTGGTTCTCCGTCCTTGTCTTCGGTGGCATACTCTAAGCCGAAATAGTCCATGCCATTTGCAAGCTCAAGCTGGTAATCGGATTCCTGTAACGCACTGGCGGTTCTTCTGGTGGCTTCTTTTATTCCCAGGTTCCAATTTTGAGTATAATTTTGAACGTCCTGTGTTTGCTTGGCTCCGAACACACGCCTCGTTTGCGATAAATCCTCGTTTGCTTTCCATAATTCAAATTCGTTTGCAGCTCTTTTGTTGGTGAATTTGTACGAACTTGTCTGGCCAGCCTTTAGATTGGGAATGTATGTTTCGGTATCAGCGTTGGTCTGTAAATCCTGCTCATAGTCGAAAAACTTTGTCAGGTATTCAGTCTTTGAAGAATTAAGCTGGTTATGAAATTCAGCCTTTTCTTTCTCCTGTATGAATGCTACGCCAAACTCAGTGAGTGCTTCGCCTGTTTTTGCAGCACTTCTATTTCCCTGCGTAGCTGCCTGAATGTCAGCGGACGAAAGCTGGCCCACACCACTGAGAGGAGCTAATCTTTGATTTCTATATTGTTGTGATATTTCGGGCATTTAAAAGCTCCTTGTTTGTAGGGAAGTTTCCATTATGCGAATACGCCTCCGCCTGGAATACTTGGTCTACCGGCATTAGTATTGAATAGCGAAGTAGAGATAAAACTTGGTTTTTTCTTGACTTTAAAAAGTAAACTCTGTAATGATTTCTTTTTGACCTGACTGACACTTCCGGCAACCTGACTACCGCTTCCGGCGACCGAACCTGGCGTCTTCGGACCGCCAAAGTTACTCAACAGGGCTATCGTTCCAATTCCCTTAGCAAGATCAGCGGCTCCTCTTACCCTTGCACTTCTCCTGGCAAGCTGGCCTTGATACTTCACTAACGCTCCTTTATTCCTTAGTTCCGTAGCTTTTACACCATAGTTTCGGGATATTACCAAAGCATCAGCTTCAAACTCCCTTGAGGTGTTTGCCAGGATCGACAAATTAGAACCTGTGAGTTGACCGCCGTTAGCTGCCATCTGTGCTATTTGCGAAGCTTGAGCACGTTTGGCCTGTTTGCGTTTCTCTCTGGATTCTTGCTGGCCGACTTCCTCAAATGACTCAGCCTGTGCGTCGATCTGCTGCTGTTGAATTTCGGCTAACCTGGCAGTTTCTTTGCCTTCTTTTAAGGTCTGGCTGTAAGATAGTGCTAAGCCTCCACCCGCAAGCGCAAGTGATACAGGGTCGAATCGCTTGAACGGGTGAACGAAGAATATTTGATTACCGCGAACAACCGCCTTTGCCCCATAAGGGATATGCCTATTCGGGCAAATCATTTTAAATAGTTCATTTTTCATTTGTTGTCCTTGAGAAAAGATATGCGTCGTCTCCGTTTGGTAAATAACTTTTCATGCCTTTTGGTGTTTCATTTTTAAATCCAAAGAACTCTACAAATTTAATGCTTACTTTGTTGTTCACATTAACAGATGATTGAAACCTTTTTACGCCAAACCGTTCGCCTTGATCTTTCAGAAACCTTTTTACGCTTCTAATGGCTACAATATTCCTGTCGCTTCTGATTAAACTAAACCAGACCTCGCAAACACCAGGCCATAGAATAGTAGCACCGAAACACGCTATCGGTCCACCTTCGTCCTCAAGCACCCAAGCCGGACCTCTACCTTCGTCGAAATACTCATAGTAGACTTCCCTGAGCGATTCTTGCTCAAGCACCAGAGACGGTATATCCGATGCGGTCATCGGTCTTGTTATAGGTTTAGTTATTTCTTTAATCACCGCTAACCTGCACTTTCGATTGAATCGCAGTTATATTGAACGGGAAAGGATCTTCCTGTACGAACTTGATCTGAACCTCGTCTGACCAACCGCCGTCAACCTCTAATCGTATCAGTCCGGTATAAGGGTCATTTGAACCGTTGGTTGTATCGGGCCATTCCGAGAACATAATATCATACATCACAGGTTCGGTAAATTGTTCTTTTAATCCATATTGCCCGGTCATTGTCTTGTAGAAACAGGCGTCAATCTCATATACCTTTTTCTTGTACCCTATTGAAAACCCGTTTTGGGTTTGGACTTCTATCGGAAAAGTCAAGAACGTAGATGTGTACGGAAGCCCGATTGTAGCACGATTTACTTTGAAGTTCCCCAAGTCAATTTCGCCATCCGTTACAGTTGCCTCAGTAGATAATGCCTCTGTGAGAGTATAGCCTGGATATACGCCAGAACCATACGCGCCGGACCCATACGGAACAGGGCTTGAAGTTAGCGTATATTCATTACCCTCAGCTATCATCACTTGAACAGTCTCACCCTCTAAATGATCGAGCCCTGTTATTGTGTCAGTTAAAATACCAGAATAAGTTAAGCCCGAATCCACAAACCAAGCATCATCTGGATCGGTTCCCCAGTCCTGCGGCTGCATTTGCTCGATGTATCTAATATCGCCACCGGCTTTTGTTCGCTTTACTACAACCCAAACCTGATCTTCGTCTGCTCCAGGTATAACGGCCACTGATTCAAACTCTCCATCAGTAATATGCCTTGCCCACCCAACCACACCCTCATTCCTGTTGTACGTCAACGATACAAGCTGGCCATCGCTCCTGACGAACCACACTATATCGTCAGGCCGATTTTGTACGGCTATGTCTATCAGACCGGGAGATGTTATATGTTCTGCCATGACAGTAAGCTCAGGAGAAACGAAACCGTCGCTCTGTAGGTCGTAGATCATATCCCGAACCTTACGCCGGTTACGGTCCACGAATACGATAGATTCACCGATTAGAGCCGGTTGCATATCAGCACTTCCGACATCGGCCTGCCTTTCTGCTCCGAAACTAGCCGGAGTTAATACAGACGTACTTGACTGGCTGGAAATCCTTATGGCAGATCCGCTTGTTCCTGCGATGATACCGTTTTTGTCCTGGAGCCATAGAATAGGATTTTGTTTCGTTGCGCTAATTTCTTCGTTAATCGCCCCATTATCTAAAGTTGATTCCCGCATACTCTCAAGGTCGAAAGATGTGCTTGTCCAGAAACCGTTTGGTTGGTAGGTTGTCCCTGCAAGACATAGCCTGTTTTGGTACATACAGATAGATCGCGGATAACCCCTGCGAGGACTCCAAGCGCCCTCAGCCCATTTAGTCGTTGCGGCCGTCCCAGCTAGTGTGCTCGTTACCGTCGCGGTTACGACCTTTGTACTGGTGTAAGCCGTTACCTCAACGTACCCGGAAACATCGGAGTTATAGGAGGTAAGAGTATAATCACAACTTCCAGCAGTCCGATCAGTCATTGTAACGCGGTATTCATAGCCTGCGTCGGGTTCGTTAAAGGAGTATTCGATATTGGCGGCATCGCCGTTAAGTTTGGGATATACCGGCTCCCATGAACCAGCGTCAATAACGCTCTTTTCCAATGTCAGCAGACCGGTCCACGTTCCCTCTAATGTCAACAACCCATCGCCCTCTACGGCAACGGTGGAGCTACTTGCATTTGTCGCGATATTACCCGACGTATAAGAGTTAGCTGATTTTTCGATTATCTTCCATAGAGAGCCAACATTGTCAGCGGTAAAGATAGCAGACGAAGCAGTCAGGGTGATCGTGCCTGTAGTGGCCGATGGTGTTATGGTGGTTGTCGTGGTGTTCTGGTCAAGGAAAGGCCCCCACTCCCAATCTACATCGGCGATCGTCCATTCGTCATGGTCGATCCTAATCAGCTTTTGGGGGGGATCGTCCGGGTGAACAATATACATTACGTCGTTTGACTGGACATATTGTATTTCTGATATTTGGTCTTCGCCGTAAACTGTTGAGGTTGCATAAATATCATCATTGTCATCAAGGATTTGACCAGCAACTCCATTTACGCAACGGAAATACCAGATATTACTATCCGAAAACGACAAAACATAGGCATCATCCGTAGAACTTTCAAAAGAAACTAAATGAGAAACCCTATCGGCATCTGCTACATAAATCGTCCCGGCTCTCCGCATTGCGGTTCCCTGTGGTTTGACGAGGAAATTCTCCATCGTCTCAACGCCCAGGTACTTCTTGTCGAGATCAACACGGTATCGAAGCAATGGGCTTAGCTCCCCTGAGTTGAAAGCAGTATTCAGGGACGCAGAGAAACCAGTCAGACAAAGAATAGGTAACAGTAATATTAGTAGCAGTTTTTTAAGCATTATGCTCCGCCAGAATTATCTAAATTCCATTAGTTTTGATTCGCCGCGTTATCCATGTGCGATATCATTCGCCAAACATTAGTAGTTGATGTTGCTGTTGACTCACAAACCCACATCGTAACGTCGCCGCTCGCTGTCGTTAAATCTGTAGTGCCGCACTCAAGCAGGTTTCCGTCAACATCGTAGACTATCGCTCCTTTTGATATTACGGTTATTTCTTGACCGATCACACCATCATCAAATCTTGAAAAAGTAGCTCCGGTTGTGCCGGTAAACCAGAACTTACCGCCACTGACAGAAGGCGAAGTATCTGTATCGGTAAAAGTCGTTGAAGTATTGACTGTCTGCACTGTTGGCACTGCTGCCGTAACCCATAAATAGCCATTGACATTCTCGCCATTGTCGTAAAGCATAGCTACGCCAGCCGTCAATGGTATGTCAACATAATGCGTATAAGTGTCAGCTGCGAGTCCTCTCCATATTCTTATTTCTGAATAAGGGGCTCTTCCGAAACAGGTTAGTAATATAGCACCCGTTTTAGTTACAAGTGCCTCCGTAACTTCGCTAACCTCGGCACTCTTTATTGTTTGTCCCTTTGGGTTTATTGAAGCTATCCGGTAGAAATATTCCTCGCTCGGGTCAAGATTCCCAACTGGTGTTGAATCTTCTTGTACTACTGAGAAGATACTTGGAGTTGCAGTCATCAAAGGATAGTCCACTATGCCTTCACCTTCAGCATTAGTAACTTGCCAGCCCGCATTGCCATCATTCAGCACTTGGACATTAGAACTAAGCAATCCACGGTTTAATTCAAGTTCAGTATTTAAACCTGCATCTGATGACAATATTGTTATACCCGAAGTAGCTAGTTTTCCCCCCGTTATCTGGAATCCAGATTTGCTATTTCTTAAGTCAAGCTGAAATCTTGTTCTGGGAGAATTGATGTATATTTCAGGTTTCGTTTTGTGGCTAATTGCAGCAAAGTGCTTAGTGAGGAAAGTGCAACCAGTGATTGATACCTGACTATTATCTATTATAGCCCCACCATCGCTTATCTCAATCGGATATTGGTCTGTTACAGTACCAATAAAATCTATCCCGGCAGGATTTTCTTCAGCACTGTCAACCCGAAGGTATGACCACAGGATGCAATCGTTTATTCCAACCCTTGAGTTCTTAATTTTTATTCCAGGCACGCTTTTGTATGTCTCTAAATGACAGGCGTTGAATTGGATTGCAGTGCAATCTAGTAAGTCAAAAGTACCATTTACACATGCGTTAAATTGACCTCCGTTGCAATTCTTAATCTTAGCTAGTCCATTAAACTGATGCCAAGGACTTCCGTGACAGCTATCCATAATAAGTCCGTCGCCAGAAAATTCATTTTTATAAAGGTAACTACCTTCTGTTATAGTTGTCGGGTTTGCTGCTACGGGTGTTTGTAAACTGAAACTAACCTCTTTAAATGTTACATTGTCACAAACCTGCGTACATCTCACTCCATAAAGCAGATAGTTCATTTCAACATTCGTCATTGTAAAGAATGAATTATTGAGCCTAATAAATCCCTGCTGTAATGTCTGGGTGGTATCACCTAATACTTTTAAATCTCTGACTTCATATCGTAAACCAGGAAATTCCAATGCCGTAGCAGATCCAGATGTCTCATTGAGGTACAAAAGGAAATCTTCGTCTAAGGCAGCATCGTTAAGATGTAAAACCGTGCCAAAACCCTGACCTCTGAAAGTGAATTTAATATCATTAGTCGTGCTATCAAAATAAACAGAGTCTTCAAATTTATAAGTGCCATTCTGGAATACAATATTGCCGCCTATTGTACCGATGGCATTTTCTAATGCTTGCAATGGTACTGAATTATTTGTTGAATCATCAGCAACGCCACCCCACCATTCCACTAAGAATCCGCTTTGAGGTGTCTTGCTGAATACGACGGTTCCAAGGCCATCGAATAAATCTTGCGGGCTTGCTGAAACATCACCGCTGATCGTAACCACAATCCCAGTGTCTATCGAAAGCTTTGCGCCCTTAAAGAATACGCAAGGCACTGATAATGTTAGATTGCTCGATACCCTGTATGTGCCGCTTGGAAAAAGCAATGTCTTTCCTATGGCGTTTGAATTGAATAGGGCTGTCCTATCATCTGTTGTTCCGTCACCAGTAGCGCCATACTCCTTAACGCTTACCCCACCTTTAACTGCATTGAGATAATCATTAAGATCAGTTCCCCATGTGTCAATATCGCCAATATCCGGCAATGAATAGAGTGGTGCTCCAAAAGCCGTAACACTGCAAAGTAAAACTAAGATTACAATAAACTTTTTCATGATTCTTCCCTTTAGATTATTTTCGTTAGCTACTGACATTTATTCCTGTATTACATTAGGATCGATTATTTTTGCTTTATCGGCTAACTTACCTTTGCCTTTGAAGTATATAGCCAACAAATAACGCCGTATTATAAGCTTTATCCATTGCTTCTTTGTGTGCTGCGGAACCGCCTTGCTAATATCGCCAGGGTCATTAGGATCTGGAACCGTAGGAATCGGTGCTACTTCCAGAAATCCAGCCGAAAACTCAGCAACCTTATCCGCTGGAATAACGATAGTAATTTCAACATCACCAACCGCGGCGAATATATTACATGCTAATGCCATCAGTAAAACCATTATTATTAGTTTCTTCATGTCGTTTCCTTAATTATCTACCAAGACCAAATCAAATGCCGCAATTACGCCCATATCTGCTGAAGTCGAATCGCATCTTATTAAAATATCTGTTTTTTCTGGTATACCTACAGGCACGCCATATTCGTATATCCAGAACTGAGAGGCTGTTGTCATCACTTCCACTTGCCCTTTGATTGCGAATACGCCAGTTGATCCATTATTTACCCTTGCCCGCCATGTGAACACTGCTGAACCTGCCGTTGTTGGATTAGCTCTCGACCCAAGACCTACATAACCCTTGACGAAATAACCTGACTTGCCTGATGATACTGTAAATGCCGCCTGCTGTGTCTGACCGTCCATTGCAGCGATAAATGTACCGGCAATAACAGTTGCGTCAATTTCAACGGTTATGTCACCTTCGTTCGCGGCTGACGATCCAGCATGGAGTACAATTGACCTATAAAGCCTTACATACTGATTAAGCATAGCAACATCAGTCTGTCCGTTCAATATCACGGTTTCTGTGGTTATTGTCCAGATACCACTTGAGTCGCTTAATCCCTCAACACTTATAACCCCCGCTCCAGTGTCGGCACTTGACGCAACCCTATAAGTATCGCCTGATTCATTAGGGAAGTTTCTCTTTTGCGGGAGTGCTGTTTGAGCAGTTGATCCGCTTGTCATTGGAGTATGAGTTAAGGTTGTACCGGAAGTGACTTCGTTTACAGTTCCAAACTCACCGTTCGTATCATTTATAACTATATCACCAACCGCAACCCCGTCACCAGTGAAGTTTGCACCAGTGTCAATTAACGTAATAAGACTTCCGCCAGTTGCAGTACCCGAACTGACTAATACGCCTACATCGTCAACATCCGTACTTACAGCCTCTACAGTTTTATTTACGTTTGTGTCCCAGAAAGTGTATAACCCACCACCACCCCAAACGTCTTCCGGCCCACCATTCACCGATTCGTTATGTCCATACTTGTTCATCTGAGAATGGCCGTAAACTTTACCCTTAGCCACTTCCAGCATGAAGTCTGTTGATCCAATTCGTGACGCATAGCAATTAAAAGTAATCGCCAATATTAAGATTAAATATAGGAGTTTTTTCATATTACCACCATTTATCCGTTGTCTCAAAGGTTAATATTATTACATCGCCAGCATTAAGTATCACATCTACAGTAGAGCCTAGTATATTCTCTGCTGAGGTTATTGTTATTGTGCCTGTGCCTGAGTTGATTATTCTGAATGTCTGTCCATCTACGCCAGTAGGCAGGGTTACAGTGAATGTTCCATTGCAGTACACTTGGTCGTCTGTTGCTGGTATAGTCTGAGTTGTCGTGTAGCGAGAGGTGTTCTTTATCCGCCCTGACTCGCTCTTGACCACGCCTGCTACCTCAAGGGCGTAGGTCGGGGCTGTGGTGTCGCCTATGCGGACGTTGCCGGTTACATTGAAATCTCCGTTAGCGAAAAGCCACGGGCCAGATGCGTGTGCAGGTAAGAAGCCAGTTATTAAGCTACCTATGTTTAATTCATGGCTTACAGTAGCACCAGACACATCTATGTCGTGACCTATAAGGATGTTCTCGCTACCAGTCGTTAATGTATTGCCGGTTTGGTAGCCAATAAATGTATTCTCGTTTCCATTAGTCATTGCAAGTGCTGCCTGTGCTCCCACAACCACATTCTTTCCGCCTGCATCTATAGCCATGCAGGTAGATGCACCGATGGCTACATTCCTGAACGCTGTCTTAATTGCACTCCCTTGCCCCCGTAACGCATTCCACCCTACGCCAGTATTCCCACCAAACCCACTAGATATATCCCTTAACGCATTTGTACCTATGCCAACATTTGCGTCTGTCGTGCAAAGTATTCCCGCTTGTTCTCCAATGAGCATATTATCTGAGGCCGTCCCCAAGAGGAACCCAGCGAATCCTCCTAGACAGATATTCCTCTTGCCAGAAGTTATGCCATTTCCAGCATTAACGCCAATTCCTACATTTCTTTCGCCGCTTGCCGTAACATCCTCAAGCGTAGTTGAGTCGCCAATTCTAATATTACTAGTCCCAAAGCCCTCAAATTCTGCATTGCCACCAATGAGGTAATTGGTTGCATCAAGTATTCCATCAACAGTAACCTCGCCAAGCGTGCCGTTAAGGATGATGAGGTCAGGGCCAAAGTCTGCCGTCCCAGCACTGATAGTCCCGGTGGTGGGGAGGGTTAGGTTGCCGGTTAGGGTGAGGTCATCGAGGGGAATTGCTGAGGTTATAACTGTCCCGGTTCTTGACCAATAGCCGAGAATCCCGCTGGTTGGTGGAGTTGATGTTAGCTGTTTCGATCCATCTGTGTAAACTCCAAGATTTATCGAAAGTCCGCTGTCAATGATATTTCCGAAAGTCCCCAAACCACCTGTGATAGTTGCGGTCCCATCAGTTAAAGTGCCGCCTGTGATTGTGCCGGTGGATGTTAAATTCGTAGCGTGAAGCGTGTCAGTAATAAACGTCACATCAGCATCGTCGGCAAGCAACCCATCTGCACCTGCGAAGACTACCCGCGTTTCCGTGAGATCAGATACACTTACACTATTAGCATCAACGGTGTCAACCGTGAGCGTCCCCGCAATTGTAAGATTGTTGACATCAATAATATCATAGCCGGACATATTAAGATCACCCTGCATAGGATTAGATCCTGTTATTGTCAGGTCTTTTTTCAGATTACTTCTCAGGGTGTAATTAGTACCCGACGTGTCCGCCGAAGCAGAAGCGGTAATAAGCAATAATATTAAAAGTATCTTTTTCATAGATCATACACACTATTTAATGTATTATTTGCACCATAGGCCCAATCGTTATTATCTTCGTCCTCATACCAAGACTCATCACCGTTCTTTTCCCTGGCGTGAAGATAAGCCTCGTTTAGTTCAACTTCTATCTTTTGTTCCCGTCTCTGATTTTCAGTTACATTAGGAGCGAGTATGTAAGCGATTCTGGCAGAGATCAACCTGTGGAACCATACACGCATTTGAGTGACATCGCTAACAATTGCGCTACCTTGATAGCCTATCCACTTATTGTACCGAATAAATGCGTCTACCTGGTTTGTGTAAATAACCGATCCCTCTGGGTAATATGGGAAATTCACTCTGTCGCAGTCGGACCCGCTTGTCTTTAGCAACCAGAGAATATCTGATGGACGTTTGAAACCATACTGCCAGTTCCCGTGTTCAAGGGAATCCGTGTCTTCCGGGTAGCCCGCCGCATTGACCCGGGAATTTGTCCCATCGCTTAAAGTTTCCCCGTCAGTCCAATCACCTGTAGGCTTTGTCACCAAATACACCGTATCAGATAGAACCTCGACAACCGTACAAGTAACGGCGCTCGTACCGCCAGTGATCGTACCGCCAACATACCAGACTGCCGGCGTTGGTGCGGCATCAATAGTCAGCTTATGGACCTGCACTAAATCCTCGAACTTTACCCGCTTGCGGCTGAAATACCAATCCTCGGCCAAAAGCTCTCTGACGACACTTTCAAAGATCGCGTTTACCTTTACGGCGTCAGGCTTCGAGGACTCCAGAGACGTAATCATACTTTCGCCTATGAGCAGCAATCCAATATTCGCTATTGCAGTTTTTTCAGTATCGTTTGCCATTTCAAAACCTTTTAGAATTTACGGCCATAAACGGTTATATCGCCAGCTTCTTCACCCGTAGCGGCGTCTGCGTCATAAATAACAACCTGAACCCAGTCAATGCCCTTAAGGTCAACAACAAGGCCGGCAACTTCATTGTCACCTGAATTTATAACCTCAATAGTACCCTTGTTACCGGTACTGGCAGCAGCCCCATCTATTGCGCTTGTCCATTTTGTTGTTTCGTCAAGAGCAATCGTATCGGCCCACATTGCAGGGTTGATGTAAACTGTAGCCGTGGTGTCAGCCGTAGAAGCTGCACCCGAAGCGACTGCGACATCAGCACTGGTCCATGTGGTTATTGGATAGAACCCGGAAGTCAGCTTAGTTTCATTGTCAGATAGAACGTACATTCCTGAACCAACAGCCTGACCCAAGAAAGCATCGGTCTTGGTGAATGTGGTATCTGCGTGCGTATAAACAACAGCCGCCGTTGTCACGTCAGGACCAAGTGCATCTCCGCCGTCAGGATAGACAACAACAGCCTGTGTGCCAAGAACGCAGTTACCCTCGGCGATAACCTGTAACATACCATTTTCTCTAGACCAACCGACGATATTGAAGCTGAAAGTATCGTCAACGCCATTGTAGCCTTTGCCGCAGAAAGAAAACATCCATCGATTATTCAGTCCAGCTCTTGGCGATATTTGGTAAGCCGCTGAGCTCTTATTGGCAAAATTACCTTCCGTAGTCAGATCATAAACCGCGGCAAAAGTCGCTCCATCTTCGTCAGCAGTCGCGCGTATCTTTACCCATTCGGAATGAAAGCCATCGGCAGGGTCAGCGTTTATAGGCGAAATTTGCAATGCCATCAATGCAATAAACGCCAGAATTGCCAAACTTACCAAAGCTGCTTTTCCATATCGTTTAATCGTTTTCATTTTTTGAGTTCCTTAAAAAACAAGGCGGGCAAGTGTATATACCCGCCTCTATTTAATTGGATTGAGCTATACACACCCAGTCGATTGTCATTGTATTTACAGTCGTAGTTTCAGCAAATGCACCGTAACAGACACCCATTCCAGTTGCATCGGGCAAAGAAGCTTCTGTGATATGAGCAGTTCCAGCTACTCCATTAACGTAAGGCGTAATAACCTGAACAGCACCAGTCATAACACATTTGAAACCCAACTTAACATAGGTTCCGTCAACAAGACCAGTAACCGCACCAGTTGTTTTTTCCTCGGTTGCTCCATCTTCTGTAATAAACCCAAGCGTAGCGGTTGTGTCGCCGTCTTCATGGTAAAAACCTATCTTATCAACAACGTCATCAACAACTCCAGACGGCATTATAGATGTTAGGGTATCAGTTAAGCCAACAAAGAACATTCCTTCTGCGTCCTGCGTGTGGTCAATTCCAGCAAAAGATACCCTAACCTCAAACCAAATAGTCTTGGTGTCAGCCGGAATAAAAGGAGTTGCGCTATACATGACAGTCAAACCATCGTTAGGAGAGGCGAACGCTTCTGAGCTTACAACCAGTGCGCCTCCGTCCACTTCTGACTTTGTAGTCAACCCACTCGTTACTTCTGTTTGAATCCAGTCGGCAATTTCAGTGGTAGACGTTCCTGTGAGGAATCCAGGTATCAGGGAGCCAGCACCGCCCCATCGAGTCGCGTATGTATGGTAATCATAGAACCCTGCTTCTGGGTCGCCTATTCCGATAGCAACTGGACAGTCTTGCCAGAGTGTCGGGCTTTTGCCTCTGCTAGAATCTGAAGCAGTTCCAGTAAGGAGTCTGTCTTCAAAATCTTCAACCCACGCCCTGAGCGTGTTTCCGACTAGGTTAGAGTAAGTTTCCTGACTCCACCACTTAATATCAGCCGAAGACGCAC